CAAATGTTGCGGAACCGCTTAACCGGAGGCGGTGCCAAAGTAAATAATAAAACCAACCAAATTAATAAGAAAAATTTATCCTTATGGTGGTCTTATCTTCAGGGAATAAAACGGGGTTGTAATAGTGTATCTGGTGGTTTTATCCTCAGTGCATATGAGAAACATGGTCAGATAATTATGTCTGAACCTGAGAATCAATTTGACCCTTATTCTTTTGAAGAAATCAACTTCAAATTAAGTTTTAATGATTATGCTAATCGTTTTACTAATAAATTTATCGAACCAACTCCCCGACTGTTCGAAGCAACAGCTTCTGCTGCTTTAGGAACTTGTCGTAGTGAAGGAGGGGCTAGAGAGCTTATTAGAGATGTATTGGCGGAACGTAAAAAGGAACCTGATTACGATAGTGATGGTGATATGAATGATACGACGACATATAAGAAATTTATGCGACGTAAACTTATCAGACTGGAGGAGGAAGGGGTTTATAATATGTATAAAGATATTCCTGCGGAAAATAGTGATGTATGGCGATTATTTTGGTATCAGGGAGGAACAGGACCTATTCCGAAAACAGAACATGTCCGTTTACCTACCAAGGATACTGAGTCACCTCTAGTTACATCCCAGGATCTATTAACTATTTTACCTCTTTCTACAACAGAATTCACAAGTATTTACGGTTTATCTGTTCCTAAACTTAAGGATGTTATTGAGATTGCTAAAAGAGAACCTGTAGCGGTTAGAGTTCATGCTATTTCTGAACCTTTAAAGGCTAGACTAATAACGAAGGGACCTTCCTTTCGTTATTGGATATCTCGCTTTTTTCAAAAGGGGATGTGGCAATACTTACAGCGATATGTTGCTTTTTGCTTAACAGGCAGACCTTTAGAAATTAGAGATTTAAATCTTCTAGTTGAAAGGGCTAAGAAAATCAAATTTGATTTTGACTGTTTTGTATCAGGCGATTATAGTGCTGCTACCGATGGGTTAGATATAAATTTTACAAAATTTGTTTTGAATCTTTTTTATCACATTGTAATTATGGAGACGATCTTAATGAAATTTTAAGATCGGTCATCTATGAACATTTAATTACCTATCCTGATTGGACTAATATAGACCCTTTTATCCAGAAAAATGGACAATTAATGGGATCTACATTATCGTTTCCTATTTTATGTATGGTAAATTTAATATGTTATTGGATGGCTATGGAAGAATATTTGGGTTGTAAGATATCTATTCACGAGTTGCCAGTTTTGGTTAATGGTGATGATATCCTTTTTCCTTCAAATTCCAGGCTCTATAAGATATGGCTAGAAAAGATAAAGAAAGTTGGTTTTAAGTTATCAATTGGAAAGAACTATGTACATAATTCTGTTTTGACAATCAATTCACAATGTTATAAATATTCATATGGCGATAATTCCTTTACTCCAATTAAATTTGTCAATTGCGGCTTATTAACCGGACAATCAAAGAAAGGGGGAGGAATATCAGATCGTACAGAACAATCTTTAACCTCTATTTATAATGAAGTTATAGAAGCTTCACCAAACCCAGTTCGAACACATAAGAGATTTTTGTTTTATTATAAAGATATTATAAAGCAACATACTCAGTTCGGTGGTCTAGTGATGAATCTATTTGCAGATATTAACTATGGGGGTATGGGTTTTCTTAACGACCATATTGATCCTAAATTTACTGAAATTCAGCGAATAATGGGTGCACTAAATGAAAGAAATATCAAACAGGCAGTACACGAGTTAAATCTTAAGAAGATGGACCGTTTTAAGATAATGGTTCCTCAAGATAGTTCTTACAAAATAACTAAAAAGTTTACTAAAAACATAGCCCTAACGATGAAGACAACTCCATTGAGAAAAGGTGAAGAAGAATTTAAGAAGGAATCTTTTCATTTACCAATAATGGCGGTAATGAAAAATGAGATTTATGATTCTGCTTCTGCACCTCGTCTACATCATCCGAAGCTCAAATTTCAAATATTTAAGAATTCTCAAGTCGAAGAAGGTAAACGATTGTATCCAATAAAATCAGACCATAGATTAAAACACTGGCCGTATAAGATAATTAAACTTAACACGGTCACAACGGAATTACCAGATATACATCTGTAATTCCGTTTAGAGCATTAGAATCTATAATGGCTGGAAAGAAAACTATCGTTTTACAAACTGCTCCTAAAAGTAATAATAATAATAAAAAGAAGAATAACAATTCTAAAAAGGAATCTGCTTTCACTACTCCAAATAAACCACCTAAACAGCTTAATCTTAATGCTGTAGGTCTTACTCCTGATGCAAACAAATATAAGCAAGGATTATTAAATCCTTTCTCGGATGCTGCAATAGGGGCTCGACTTCCAGATCAATATTTTGCTCCCACGGTAACTTATGCTGTACGTGAATTTCTTACGGTTAAAGTTGATGCTAATGGTGAATTTGATATAGTTATTTGTCCGAATCCAATTTATGTGGCATATTCCACACGTAATTCGATAACAAATGGATCAACCATGACTATGAAAGATTCAACAACATACGCAAATGCGCAATATGTTAATTCATTAACTTCCTTAGCTAGTAAAGTATCAAATTATCGTATAGTTAATTGGGGTATTAGAGTTAGACAAACTCAATCGATAAATACAACACAAGGAACACTTACAGCAGCTCTTTTCGTACCTAAAGATGGATTATACCATCCTACTATTGGTACTTCAGGAGCTCCTGTAGGTAACCAAAGTCTTGCAAGTGGCAATTGGAATACATCTACAATTGGGACTTATTTGTTAGCTGCAGGTTTACCGGCCACTGGTTCCGGTACCTCAGGTAAAATTGATATAGGTTCTCTAGTGGATTTTCCATACCACATGCGAGCGTCTTGTGTTAATTGTGCTGAGAATACTTACGAGATTGCTCCTAAACTCGTCTCACCTACTAGCCAACATTTTAGGGGTTCCTATGACACTGTCTTTGGAACTGACATTACTGGTCAAAACTCAGTTGCTTTTGTACAACCGGGTGACGCATCATATGTCTTAGTTGATGGTTGGACAAATATAGTTCTATCAGGAAGTGGTCTCGCAGCGAACTCCGCTGGCGCAGTTGATATCGAAGTTGTTTATAATATTGAAGGTAATCCTCAACTTGTCTTATCCGGAACAAGTGCTATTGCAGTAGCTACTGGTGCAAAATCTGCCCATGATCCCCTCGGGATGTTATTAGCTCAATCTGCCTTAGACTCCGCTCCTGCCTTTAAACTCTTAAATTTAGCAAGAGTTGCTTTTAAGGCTTTTGGAACAAATTAAAGACTCCTTTTCTTTCTTTTATTTTTATTATTATTTAGTTCCCATTAGATCTCTATTGAGGTCGGAAGGTGAATATTGGATCAAGTGAAGCCACCTGAAGGGGGTGCTCGGTATGAATGACCAATTCATACGAGTGAACACCTTGCTCTCCTTTGTGAAGATATTATCCTTGTTAATTTTGCTAGCACTGTGCTAAC